TAAGGGATTTCTTTCATCAACCTCTAGTTGACCGTACTGAAATATAATTGGTTGTACCAGTGCATGTTGGTCTTGTTCGTCCATATAGATGGACTTTTGATTAGGGCAGTGTCTAATAGCTCTTCGTTGCTTTTTCTTATCATCGTAGATTGTTAGATTCCCTTTTCTTCCTGTTTTTAACATGAACGACTCTCCAGAACGAGAGTCAGTAAGTCTGTATTGTTTTGCTTTTTTTGACATTATAATTATTATTAAAGGTTAAATTAAAAATAAAAGAGGGAGGTTTTACTCTCCCCCTTTTGAATATTATGAAGTAGCCTATGCTCCTTCAAATATCATAAAGTTGTTAGCACCAACGGTGTTTAACATTCTTTCTGATAGGTGATTTTCTCTCATTACATCATCGTCATCAGTGTGAACTCCAAAGATGTTACCTGTTAACCAAGTCTTGTACTTACGGTTATCAGCTTTAGAAGCTCTGTACATACACTGTAGGAATGGAGTAGTAATCTTGTCACCAGCACCGTTTCCGTTATATGCACCCTCGTACACTTCTTTTGTTCCTGTTGGAATCAATACTCCACGAACTTTAGCAGTTGCATCTACAGCACCTAATAAAGTAGGGTCGTTAAGTAATTTCCAGTCAGTTTTAAAGAAGTTGTATGTTCCTCTTGTGAAACCTTTGAATCCTAGGTTTATAGCCATATCCTTATCGTTATCAAAGATACCGTAAGAAATACCACCATCGTAACCTGCATTCAACGTTCCTAATAGGTCATCAACTCCTAAAGAAGCATCTCTATCGCAATAGAACATGTAATCTTGGATTTTTCCTTGTGCATCGAAACGCTTAAGGATAGAATCCCAATCAAGTAAAGCATCTGGAATCCCTTGGAAAGTGTTACCTCTCTCACGGATAGCTTCAAAAAGACCTTCTGTACCAGTAGTACCATTAGCCTCAGCATCCGAACCTACGTCTGCTTTCTCTCCATTAACTAGAGCTAACTCTAATCTGTCTTCCCATCTACGTCTGGTATCCATTTGGTCTTGTAAGAACCAAAGGTATCCACCTTCGTCTGTTTGTACCCAAGAGATTTGAGCAACGTCTGAACCGTTAACCTCAAACTTGTCTTTCAAGATGATTGGTTTGTTATCTAAGATTGAAAAATCTGTTGATAAGCTACCGTTCATGCCTGTAGACCCTTTTACAAATTCAGAACCATCTACGAAAGCTACAACGTCAGTTGCTGCTAAAGCAGCGAATCCTGCTGATTTGTAAGCTTCTACCGTAAAGGTATTAGCATCTACTGCTGAGATAACCCCTCTACGTTTTACTGTTCCAGATGATAGGTGAACTGTTTCTCCTACACGGAATACGTGATTTGCTTTTGTGAAGACATTAGTAGTACGTGCTACATCAGTGTAAACTGTGTGCAAACGTCCTTCTTCTGTCCATATATACTTATCCGATGCCATAGCAGCTTCTGCTCCTAGCATGTATAGCATACCTGACACTGATTGAGCTCCATAGATTTTCGCTATTTTCTCATGTGTCTCTGCATCGTACTGACTAGAATAGTCAAACAATGAGATGTAATTCGTCTTAAGTGGCACTTTCTGTGAAGAAGGTGCTACACTATAAGTTGGTGATACGTTTAAAGCCATTATTAGTTGTTTTTATATATTGTTATTTTTTACCGAATCTTATTCGTTGTCCTTGATGTCTCTCTAACATTTTATCAATCCCTTCGATGATAGGCTTTTTAGTTCCTGTTCCTTGTTCTGTCCCTGCTGGTACGTTACCTAAGGTACTGTTCTTGGCATCTTTTAGAATTGTGTCTTTACCACTGTTTAGTCCTTGCTCGTATGCTAGTTTAATCATTGCATCAAAGTGCTTAATCTTAACTGCATCTTCCACGACTGCTTGGTGATTCCATGACCCATCTTCTTTTCGCCAGTGTGGCATCTCGTTGATAAGATTAGGTATCGCCTTTTTGTCTGTATCAGAAACCTTGAAATCAAGAACTAAATCGTCACTTAATTTTAACTTCATTGCCTCATAAGAATCAGCAGCAGAGGTTATGCCTTGTGCATATTCTGTTTGTTGAGACTTGTTAGCATCTATTTGTTTCTGAATCTGTTCAGCAAATTCTAACTTGGTTTTAACTTCGGTTGGATAGTCGCCTGTAGATGGTTGTCCTAAATCTACTTTTAAAGTTTCTAAAACCTTTCTGCCTTGTGTGGCATACTTCTTTAGTTCTAAGTTCTTCTTAGCAGTTTCGCTGTCTAAATCATCTTCTGTAGAAATGAATCTTTCCATTTCCAAATTGATTTCATCAGGGGTTAATGTTGGATATTCGATACGCAGAGACTCTCTTGCTACATCTACATCGCTAACCTCAGAATAATCTTTCTGGAACTTAAAGAAATCTTCAAGTGGTCTACCAGTTTTTTCCTTCCATTCGTTAATAGCTTTAACCTGTGGGTCTAGTTCTAATGCTTTCTGTGGTAAATCATCATAAGAGGTTATCTCTCTACCTAGCTTCTCGCTTAGGCTTTTTAGAATCATTTCATCCGTTACATCAGGGACTTTCACCTGTGGTGTTGGCTCGACTGGTTTGTTAGGTTCTTTCAATGAACTTCCTTCTGGAGCTTCTGCTCCTTCTGGTTTTGCTTTCACTCCCTCTGGAGCTTCTGCACCTTCTTGTACTACTGGAGCTTCCACTCCTTCTGTACCTTCTGGTATATTGTTTTCTGGAGCTTGTGCTCCTTCTTGTGTTCCTTCTTGTACTACTGGAGCTTTCACTCCTTCTTGTGATGCTTTAAAGTTAGAGTTTTCCTCTAAAGATTTAAAGTCTATCACTTCATTTGGGGAGTCTCCACCAGAAGACTTCGCAAAGTTTTTCATATTTAATTGTCCCATTATAATTGATTTTATCTATTAATACTGCAAATATATATATAAATTATCTATACCTGTTTTTTTAACTTGGTTCTAACTCGCCCATCTCAATACTTCCTGATAGGTTATCCTCTGATGATTCAAAGGACTTAGCAGGTTGGTTAAAAGTTCTTTGTTGAATCAGACTGGAAGCCTGAGTGTTATTCTTATCCTGTCTGCTATCCTTACGGTCTTCTCCGTACTTCATTTTCTTATCCTCATGCTGTATCTTACCAGTTGCTAACTGCATCTGATACTGGAACTCCTTCTCCATCAGCTTAGCTTTCTCGATAGCTTCCTTCTCTAGTTCCATCATCTTAGCCTGAGACTTAGCTTGTATAGATGCTAACTCCCCTTGGGATTTCATCTGCATCTCTTGCATCTTAGCCTGAGCAGTTCTCTCAGCAATCATTGCTTGTTGTTCTGCTTGTTGCTTCTGCATCTCCTGCTCACGCTGGAACTTAAGCTTGTCTCTCTTTATTCTACGAGTTTTGATAAGCTGATTAGCAAGTTTAGTGTTACTAATGGTTCTAATGTCGATAGCATCATCTAATGTTATCAACTCCTTATTGAGAGCCATCTGTATGTTCTGTTCTAGGAACTGCCTTTCTTCATTATCTGGTTTCAGCATAATGTTAATACCTAAGTCATGAAGGTTGTACTTCTTAAGGGCTTCTAAAATTTTAACGTTTATCTTACCTATAGCATTTATGTATGTGTTCTTAAGGTCAGAGTATAGAAATATATCCTTAATCCTCAGTCCTAGTCCTTTACCTAACCTTTTACTTATGTTAAGCATGCTATCTAGTATGTGTCTTGTTGCAGTATTTGAGTTAAGTGCAAGCTGTTGTTGTACTCCTACAGCCATATCTGGGTGAGGGGCACTTGCATCTGCTCCCTGTGGTACACCAATAGCATCTCTCAGTAGGTTTAAGTAATGGTTATACGCACTGATAAGCCTATCTAATCCATCAATAACACCGTTCTTAAGTTCCTTAATTGGTTCTCTACCGTAGTTGTAGTCTCCTTCGTGTGTTAGGGAAGTACCTAATATGTTACCTGTTTCATCATAAAGCTTAATCGCTTCAAGTGGAGTAAGTACATTACCATCTCCCATGTTGATTTCATTAAGTCCAGCAACATCAATGTATATACCGTTAGGTCTAGCCTTAGCAATAAGCTGTTGAAGCTTGATGTGAATCTGTTGCATCTCATCTACATAAGGTACAATTCTCTCAACCAAACTCTTAGTCCTATTCTGATACATCTCTGGAGCGTATACCAAGTAGTTAGGTGTGGTTATATTTAAGAACCCTTCTGGTCTAATCATGTTCTCACAAAGCTTATAATTGAAAAGCATTTCAGTACCTAGAACTAAAGCTCCTTCGTACCACACATCAATTATTTTTTTATTAACATCATAACCATCGTAGTCTTTGTTCTTTTTCATGAACGTGCTTTCCTTTGATGTCATCTTATATCCACCGTTGGAATTATATTTCTTCTTGTATGATAGTGTATTGGTAGATTTGAAGTTGAAGAATAGAACGTCAACCATCATACCTTGTATATCATCTTCTCTATATGTCTGGTCGTTAGAGCTTGAACCATGATAATTAGTCCACTCCGATGTAGCAGCAGCCATGTTTTTAATCTGTTCGTCTGAGAACTTTGCACCTGATATTCTCTTAAGCTCATTTACTGTAATACGTTTAACCTCACCGTAGTAGTACACATCTTCAAAGTCTCTATGACTAGGGTGTGAATAAACTAAACTAGCAGGGTCTACATACTCAACCCTAATCCCTTTGGTTGGGTCAGTCTTATGCTTAACAGCTCCTAAACCGATTGTAATTATATCCTCAATAACCCTACTCTGTGTTTCATCGTAGTTGTTAAGTTCTAAAGTAAATTTGATAGCCTCCTCTGCTGCAATCTCAATAGCAGGTTTGTACTTAAGCTGCATGTGTAAATCAACCTCTTCCTGTGTATCTGGATAGTCTTCACTGTTTGATGGAAACAAATCAACCCCAAGGGTCGCCTTAGCTTTTTCCATTATCGGTTTATCAATAATGAAGTCTTCAAGGGTTTTCTTATATGTATCCTTTAGGTCAGTTGAGAACTTATCTACAGCCTCAGCTTTAATATCAAACAACCTCTCAGTCATCTGGTTAGCAATGAGCTTAACAAACTTAGGTATAATCTGTAAAGGTCTCCAGTCATAGTTTGCGTATGATGCATCCTCACCACCATTCATAAGGTCTTTATAAATCTTAGTGTCCTGTTCCCCTCTACCGTACAACCTTAGATTATGGTATTCATCTCTTTTGTCGTAGTATCCACATTTACCAGTGGTTGGTCTATAGAACCATTCTTTCTCAATAGCTTTGGCAGCCATCAGTCCATAGGACTCTTTATTTTTCTCTTCATCGGAAGCTAGTGGATTTGGGAATCCACTGAATGAAAAAACCTTGTTTTTATCTATTGCCATATTAAATCTTTCTTTTACTCATTGACCCTTTGTTACCGTACTTAGGAACAAAACTAGATATATCAACCATAGGTTTGTCCTTCTTCTTAGGTGTGTATTTTTCTGTCTGACAAGCCATTATAGCTAGTCCACTCGATATTGTTGCATCAAATTCAGTTCTCTTGTCTGGGTCAAACTTTAGCCAGTCAATAAGTGTTTCATTAAATGGCATGTCCCCCATTTCTCCAACAGTTCTTAGTTTTATAATTTCATCAGTGTAGACTCCTACATAATTCTGAATCCAAGTACCTATAGAACCCATGTGAGAGTCAAGTATATCCTTACCTGACATCATCTGACCACCATATTCTTTCTCCTGTGCATTGAGCTGATGCTTAAACTTATCAAGCCTGTCCATCACAAAGCCTCTGTACCCTCTATTCCTCATGTGTCTTAACAAGTCCATCCTGTTAGATTCCACAAGAATTGGAGAGCCATAAAACCTGATTACCTTAATAACATCCTCAAAGAATATCGTTTCATCAGGTGGTCTTGCAATGTACTCCACAACAAATATGTTTCGTGGAGCACCTCCATCTGGCAAAGTTAATGTTTTTCCATGTATACCTCCTTTTGAACCTTTTCCATGTGTAGACTTATATGAGAAGGGGTCACAACCGAATCTAACCAGTTCTGTGTTCAATGGGAAATACTGACCGTTTGCCTCTCTCACTCTGTTCTGTAGGTGCTGTGTATCATCTAAAATAGAAGGCATCCAAGAAACTTTAAACCTTCCATCTGGATTAGGTTGAAACTCAACCTTACCATCTTTTTCTCCTTGCCAATCAAAATTACCTACAACATAACTGTTTACCTCTGTGAGTTTTTTATTATACTCAATCTGCTCGTATAGCTTAGTCTTGTTAAAGACTCCTTCACCAGACTCATCTCTAAACGCATGCTCTATAATCCTTGGAAAAGCTCTGTACTGCTCATTGAGTGCTCTATCACTTTCAGCTCTTTTAGCCTCCTCCTGACTCATTAGGAACTCAACAGCTCCATTAATAATCCTTTTACCCTTTATGTTTAAAGTTCCCTTAGGTGGTGTATTTTGATGACATACTCCATATTTGTCAGTGAACGATGACATGTTGTCCTGTGCTGCTAAGAAGTAGCTATATAGTCCAGAAGCTGTCATCTGGGTTACACTGTTTCTCTTAGTAACATCTGATGACTGGAACATCTTCTCAAACTGCTCACCACCTCTAGCCATAGCTCCAACAGTAGAACCGATGAAGGCTTTACCAACAACCTCACCACCTTCTAGCATTGTAGGAGACACCTGACCAAAGTGATTAATATAATCGCTAGGTTTCTTCCACTTACCTGCCTCATCACCAAGGTACATGAACATAGCCTGTCCATCATAGGAATCATCCTTAGTTGGTTGATAATCCACAAGGTTGTTTAGGTAGTCATCTAGGTTTGTTTTCTTAGCTTTTCTAGCTTCCTTCGTATTAGATAATGGTGAACCAAACTCAAACTCTTTTGGTGAATCCAGCTTACCTTTAATAAGAGGTAAGAAGTAGAAAGGTAAATTAAGAAGCATGTACCTATATTTCAGGAATGCTTTCTTTGCATCAGTATCTGATTTAGATGTGATACCAAAGTTATTGTTCCTTGTACTTGTTGATGCGTTTAACATTATAGCAAGTATAATGTATGTAAACCCTGTACGTCTTGATTTAACAAATAGCTGTCCTAGACATCTCTCATCCACAACACAAGCTTCTAGGTGATAGAACATGTTAGCCTGAGCTATTCTATAGTCCATGTATCCACCAGTATCTAACATCTTACAGTGCTGTAATGCAAAGTAATGGTTACCAGTAAGGTATGTAGGAACACCGTTGTTGTAGAACCATATACCCTCTCTCCTTCTTCTAAACTCTTCCTTTATATAATCATTCCATAGGTCTACATTATCCATGGTGATATTATGAGGAACTTCTAATTGTTTCCAGTGCTGGTCTTCTTTCTTAAGGTCATTGAATAGTATTGTCTTCTTGTTCTTAGGTACTTCTGGTAGTTGAATGTGTAGATTTTCCAGCACTATGACCTCCCCAGAGGTACTATGTGGGCATATCCTAACAGCATCCTTCTCTTGGTTATACCATTCTTTGTGATAATCCTTAGGAGCATAGAACTCCCCTTTACCAAACCTTTCTGGATATCCTACACGGTACTCTCTTTCAGCAAGCGATAGGTCATCAGACTCTAGTTTCTCACGAAGCTCCCTGATATCCTTCTCTAATTCAAATACTGATTTAAGTATTAATGGTTTAGCTTTAATTGCTGAATCGTGCTTGTGTGCATCTAACTTTGAGTAATCAATATCCATGACGTAGGCATCCCTTAGGATACCTAATGCAGAGTCACCAGCATACACAATACGCTCAATGTAATCTCTAGCAACCTCTTTCTTTGGAGCATCTGGTGATGACATCCACATATTAAGAATCTCTTTAGCAGAGTTAAAAGAAGACGATTTACTTTCCATAATCTTTTTCATCTTTTCAGGTTCAAGGGAAAGTACGTAGTCCTCCATCTCTTTAGTATCATCGGTAGATTTACCATCTAAAGAAAAGAAGTTATAGTTCAAACCATCAATCATCGAGTCTAATCCTATACCTATGTCTGCTCTGCTTAATACACTCATACTGTTGCTAAAATATCTCTAGTTGACATCTTGTAGTACAGCTTGCCCCCTATATTAAATTCGTATTCGCTATCCTTTGAAAAAACTACCGTGTCACCTACACACATACCCTGTGCTTCAATATCTGGGTTGGTGAACCTTAGTCTACCTCTTTTGTCTAAACGTCCCTTATACGCTTCCTCATGAGTTATGTCAAACTTCAATTTGTCGTTTATAATCTCTATTGGTTCAATAAAGCAGTAAGGGCTAATAGCGTTCCAGTCACTATCACGCTTGTACATAAACACTTCTGTCAATGGCACAAAGTATTGGTTGTCCCCAATGTCGAAGTTAGAAGGTACAACCTTTCCCTTTACATCATTCCTGAGCCTAAAGATATTGTGATGACACACCACCTTATCTCCAGTCTTTAGAATAGTAAAATCAGGAGCAGCCACAACTGTAGCTACCCTGTTTATGTGGGATACATTTTCTATTGTAGAGTTGACGATAACAGAATCTCCTGTAGACACCTGCACCTCGTTATCATAAGCTTCGTCTAGTTCTACAATCAAGTAGTTGACTGTTCTCATTATTCAAAGTTTATGTTATTCTCTATTAGAACTGGCATGTCAATAACTGTTTTCCATAGAACACTTCCTTCCTCGTTTGTTAGGTAGATGTCATAGGCAGTTTTACCCTCTAGTTTTAGTTCTTTGTTTACTGATATTCTGGAAACTCCGTAAGGTGTACCTTGTAGATTTACGGTCTTCCCAACTTGATAATGGATAGCTCCATCTGGAAAGTCTCTTCCAACTGAAAGTTTT